GAAATAACTCCATAAAAGTTCCCTGGCTTTCGTCCGCTAGTCCCGTCATATCGCCCGCACCCATCCAGAGGCTTGCCTGGAATTGGGCTGGCGTCATGTCATACTTTTTAGCGACGCGACCCGCCATATCTTCATAGGCTGCGTACTCATTCGCCTTTGGAGTATCCGCCCAGGCTGTCGGCATTTTTTGAAATGGTGATGTGTCCTTAATATGACCGTCTTGCCAGGCCTTAAATAAATTAATTTCAGACACGACTTTCCCATTAACTTTGCGGCTTGAAGTGTATTTTTTCACCCGTCTGGGGCCGATAATATCCGACACAATTTTTGCATTGTCCGCACTCAGTTTTGCCTGGGCGTTAAGAAAATCACCCCCACCGTCAGCCATTCCGAGCATCCGCATGAAGTGCATGTCCGCCGCTATATTTGTATCGTCGCCCAGCAAGTCATTCCCAAACCCCTTTACCTTCGGGTTTGCTTGCAATCGTTTTGATAAGGCTGCCCCCGTGAGATCTCCAGGGACTTCACGGTCCCACAGACCCTCCCCTCGGTTGGTGACATTGCCAGCCTGGTTTCCTTGCTTGATGTGACCATACGCATAATTAGTTGGCGATTTATTTGGGACAACGCCAAGCTTTGTGGCAGCTGCCAGGGGCGTTATCCGCTCTTCCTTTACAATCTGAGCAACGCTGGCTCTATCCGCCTCACTTAAAGCCCGATAAAAACTTGCCATTCGTATATTTTGCGGAACCTTAGAGCCCGTAGACGTCGTACCAATAAGCTCAATAAATTCTCGCCACTGCCTGTCGCCCTCGACTTCGCCCAGGGTTCCCGTCATCCAATCGCGTAATTCTTCGGTGTTATACCAATCGGGTCCACCAAGCTTTTTACCCTTTTCGATGTAGCTATCAAATACAGTATTAATTTGGTTGTTTTCGTCCGCTATCCTATCCGTAAGACGCTGCATTCTATCAGTCGTTTTTGCGGGTCGATATCTCGGATAGGGCTCCGTTCTATTTGTTGCGGCCCCTAAATAACTTGGGTCTGATCCTGGTGGCAAATCTACACTAGCCAATGGGTCAATATTCATATTTCGGGGTGGATTATTCCCACCTATGCCACGGCGACCCGCGAAAATATTACCGCCCATCGAGCCCACGGCATTCGGGTCAATGTTATCGAGCAATCCCATTGCTGTCTTCCCAGCGGCCTTGTAAGCACTAGCGGGGACAAACGGGAGAGCAACCGCACCCGCAAGCAATCCAGCCTTTGCTAAATCGCCCCTATCGTAGGCTTGCTTGGCATCAACCGCCGCACTAATTTCGCCCGTGACGGGTGCAAAATCAATCGCCGTTGGTATGCCAGACGCCAGGGTTGGGTTCACACCCATTGCCGTCGCAAACATAAATGGAGCCCGCCTTATTGGGTTTGTCTCTGCTTGCATCCGTTGCATTGCCTGGGCGTCGCGTGTCGCCTTTGCAATTTGTAACTCTTGCTCGCTTGGCAAAAAGTTTAAGAGATTGGGCGGAAGCTGAAAATTACCAAATAAACCCATTTAAACAATCCAACTCGAATTCCCGTAGTCCAGGTCTTTCGACCAATTAAACGCTGTATTCGTTCCGCCAACCCGCGAGGCTTGCGTCCCAAACGTCAGAACAAAGGCATCCGCCAAGTCTGGGCTCTTCAGCCCGCGTTTCTTCATTTGATCCTTGCCCTCAGCCTTAAATTTACCGTTCGAGGTAATCGTATATCTTACCGACGCAAGCTCATGTATCAGCTTTTCATCTTTTGCCAGCTTGCAATCGCGAGCCTCGAGCCACTCCCTGGCACGGAACCACAACTCATCTCTCAATTTCATATATTTTTCTCGCAGTGCGGGCGATTCGCTGACATTTATTCCCCTGGCGGGGAGCCCAAGCTCGACCAGGCGATCAACAACGCCAGAGCCAAGACCGATACTGTCAACAAGCAACTCGCTAGGACGCTCAAAATAAGGGACACTCTCATACTCTGTGAGTATAATCCCGACCGTCTCCATGAGGTCCTTGCCTTGCCACGTCTTAATCGGTTCGATAAGGACATTGCCTTTTCGCTTGGCTAGAGCCGAGCGGTCGCCCCCAAATCGTGCAATATCAACTCCCCAAACAGGATGTACTTCCAACGCTTCAACATCACGGGCCACCGCACTTTCTATCAAGCTTCGAGCAATTAACGTGTTATCGTCTTCCTCGGGTGGTAAGCCCAGGCAACGTATTCTAAAGGTGTTACTCTCCTCGCCGAATTGACGCTTCATGTCCTCGATCCACTCAGGAGAAACCATTTCCGAGTCGTAACATGACACCGTCATCTTATAAAATTGGTCCGCGTTTTTACCAAATGCGTCCGCAAAATAACCTACCGAGGAATTCGGATTGCCAACTAAAACTAATTTTGAGCCCGCCGTAGAAATCGCTCCCTGGGCGACCTCATAAATGATATTGTCAATTCCTGATGCTTCTTCGACAATAAATGCGAGGTTCTCTCCATGAAACCCTTGCAGAGCTTCGGGAGCCTCGCGTCGAGCCGTTCTCGCAAACGCCCCACTTTCTGGCACATTCCTAAGCGTGATCTTATCCGCCCCAAACACCAACTCATCCTGGAAGCCCTTGGGGAGCTTACGAGCCCACTTCTTAATCTCGGACCATAAAACTTGTTCCAATTGGCTCGCACTGTTCGCCGTGCATGGTATCTTCGTCGGGACCCGCGTCAGCAACATCCATAAAATTACCCACGCCAGAAACGCCGTTTTGCCGACGCCGTGAGATGATCGTATCGCAACCTTAGAATTGCTCGCAATCGCCGTTAACGCTTCTTGCTGCCATTTCTGAGGCTCAACCCCAAGGCAAGTCCGAACAAATAGCACGGGGTCCTTGTGCAACGCTTCAAGAGTGTCCGCTGCATCTTTCGCCATATTTTTTTTCTTTATGCTGTAGCTTGTATCAAAAAATTAAGGGGTGGGGGGTAAGGGCCACCACCCCTTAAAGTTGGCGTTTAACCTGGGAGGAGAGGGTGGCTAAACACTACCTGAGACAAGGCATTTCGTAAAAATAACATTTATTTAGAGAGGACCCTTATAAAATGCACCGACCCCCGTGCGTGTGCGAAAGGGGGGGGTCTATTTTATGCAGAAAAATCGGCAAAAAAGTATCGGTTTTCCGACATTTTACCCAAATAATCGGTCAAAAATCACTCAATCCTAATAAAATCAATAACTTAACTAGTAACATAACATTGATTATGCGACTAAGAACTATTCCGCTGGCTCTGGAGTAACGTCCAGGATATCGCTTTCAGCTTGGTTTTTAGCCTTAATTTCAGCCATTCTTGACGCTACCTCGGTCAATGCCTGGCTGAATTCAGAGCCAACTACATCGAGCGATATTTGCTGAGGCATAAATTTACCCAATGCATTCAACGTCTTAGACGCATCTTGCTCGAGCTGGTCTGCCAAAAGCATGTGCAATGGTTTCTTCCGCCGCTCCAAGATCTGTAGGGCAGAGGTAAGCTCCCGCCGTATCTTGAGGATTGATTGCTCACCATGCCCCGAACCAATTGGTCGCCCGCCTTTATTTTTTGCAATTTCACTCATAGTTTTTATCTAAAATTTCGCATTTAATTACAGTAGCTTAAACTTAATTGTCTTTTCAGACAAGTCTTGCGATTATACCTAAAATAAAAACGCCGTCTCGCAAGGTCAAGGGCAACGTGGTATCACCTCAATTTTAATTGATTAGCGATGCAATCAAGCCCCTCGAGCAAATTGACATAGCGGCGTCTATTCGGCCTACAATCCCCTATAGGCTCATAATCGACGCATATATCTACCAGCAAGCTTAAGTGCTTCTTAGTCATGCCCAGGCATGTCTCTAGCTCGTTGAGCCTCTCCTTGGCTCGTAGCGACCGCTCTTGCTGACTTTCGTCTGTAGACCCTCGGCCCCGAACTGTCGTGTCTAATATGTTACGCCCTGAGCTTCGGGACCAATAAGCGATATATCTTATCTCGAAAGCTTTGGCAGCCTCGAACTGTCTTTGATTAAGCTTATCTCTATTGTAAGCTCTGTGGATCGGCGTTGGCTCCTGGTTGACGTAAACCTTCGGACCTTTCTTACTGATCCTCTTAATAGCGTAAACCCCCCGTGCCAGAGCTTCTGGAGTTGGACCCTCGTTCATAGCTTCTTCTTAGCCTCGGATAATTGATACTCAACTTTAGCTATGCCCTTACCGATCCCGCCGTACCCTATGACATCTTCCCAGCTGTCTGTGTGTCCCTCGGTCTGCTTTAACCGAGCAAGCTTTACCGCAAGCATGCACTGCACCACCATCAACGGCGTTATCTCCTGGTCCAGGATCACTGACCAGAGCCTGGCGATCTCCAGGTGGTTTGCATACGGCGTACCGTAGCTTTTCCCCCGCTCTCGTATTGTCTCGGCAACTTCCTCGATGCCATTGCAGTAGTCGTCATGATTTTCCATATAATTGATCCAATCTGGGTTGATGTCATATTCAAAAGGGGCATTCGTCATCGTGAAATCCTTTTATGTCGCTTCCTTGAAATTTTTCTTTGATTGCCAGGATTGTCGGCGTCAGAAATGGCGTTAGCTCATCGATGGACACCCAGACCTCGCCCTTTTTATCTCGGCGGGTAAATTTCGTTTTGCTGACATAAATCGTAATGTCTGGGTAGAGCGGGTGTTTTGTTTCCCAAACATCAATATCGACACTTGGAGCTTTATTGGTCTGGGCGTCATTATCGACGGCAATCCAGGCCCTTACCATTGCGGGACCAAGCTTTAGGATTTTATCCTCATCCCGACTTTCTACCGCCCTCAAGAGTGCATCCTCTTGCTTATCGAATTTATCCAAGAGCCCTCGGTTTACATATTTGCGGATTTCACCCTTGCCATACTTTCGGTCCATCGTCTTTTCGATTTCATAGAGATGCTCCAGGCATTCCATTACGGCCTCACTCGCCATACTTTTAAAATATTTATTCATGAAAACCTCGATTTACTGTGGTGGAAGATTGAGAGCTTTTTGGTGCTTTTGAACCTTGATTTTTTCCTTCCACGCCACACCCACACCACCTATATAATAT